ATACAATTCCTTATTTTTATAAGAAAGAATATCATCTAAAAAGAGAACTTTCAAATTCTCCTTTGAGATACTTTCCCAATCAAGGGTGGATCCATATTCACCTCCATCAAGAACAAGTACTTCAGGTTCAAAAGGGCAGGGAATTACCGCGGCATTTTTAAATGTGAATCTTTCTTCATCATAATATCTGCAAAAATGATTAGATGCGCGAATTTCTGGTGAAAAGGTTGTCGGTTCAGGAAATGTCTTTCCAACAGAAAGTCTTCCATGGATAATCTGAAGTTGCGACTTAGCAGCGTGTCCAGTCAGATTTAATTCTGCACATCTACAGAGATACTTGTTTGATTCGTATGAAACAAGCTTGGCAGTCGAACAGGCCCCATCGCGAAATCCGTCTAAAATACAAAGTGTAGTTCCATTTCCATTCCAGGTTCCGATTTCTAACCACTTTGTGAATCCACCGTATTTGGCGCAACTATACAAGAGTTGCCCCATTTTTCCTTTTCTATTGATCTGGCCGGGTAAGCCAAGATAGCCTGAATAATAAATTTCATCCTTTCCAAGAATAAAGTAATTTTGAGAGCCTTCTATAAGGGTATAGCCTTCAATATAATGTAAGTAGCCTTCACTACTTAGTAAATCAGTGGAAGCAATGGCACGTAGATTTTCCATCTATGTGTCATTGATTAGAACTTATTGGGTTTAAAGTCCGCGAGGCTGCTCCTGCCTTGATAAATCTATAAAAAGCTAATTATTCCCAGAATATGGTCTAGGCTTAGCACCGCTCTGGAAAAGTCTAATCATCCCATACAGAATGAGCGAGCAGGCAATTACGCTTCCTGCAATCGCGCCAGCTGTGCCCGCATTCATAAAACCCTCAACCGCCTGGCAGTCACCCTTCTCATTCTTCTTCGTGCCAGGCGGGCAACTGTTCTGGAACCCCTCGACACCCTCGTAGTTATTCGTCGGGGTAGGGTAGATCTTCTTGCAGCTGCCACTCTGGCAGAACTCGCCCTCCTGGCACGCAACGCCATAGCAGCTCATATCCGTAAACCCCATGATACTGCGGGGAAAGAGATATCTGACGAGCGGGATCAGAAGGAGGATAACAACGAAGGAAGTGAGCGCAACGAGGAGAGTATTTTTGCGGGCCATTCTATTTATCTATACTTTATTGTGAGAACTTATTAATAAAGATTTGGGGCTTTTAACCGCAGGATCACCGTCTGCGCCCACCCTTCATCTCAGTATAAGGGCGAGCAGTTGTATTTCTCATGGTGAAGTTAGTAGAAGTGGTAGTAGGTCTAATAAGCTTATCAGCTTGAAATGCACGATATTGACTATACATTGCAAAACAAATAGCAACAATTGCAAGAGACACTAAAACTGATACTGTAATTACGCTAGTCGAATCCATGAATCCCTCAACAGCCTGGCAATCACCCTTCTCATTCTGCTTCGTGCCAGATGGGCAGCTGTTTTGAAAGCCCTCTACACCCTCATAGTTGTTTGTCGAATCAGGGTAGATCTTCTTGCAGCTACCACTCTGGCAGAACTCGCCCTCCTGGCACGCAACGCCATAGCAGCTCATATCCGTAAACCCCATGATACTGCGGGGAAAGAGATATCTGACGAGCGCAATCAGAAGGAGGATAACAACAAATGAGGTTAATGCAATAAGAAGAGTATTCTTGTGGGCCATTCTATTTATTTATCAGAATTAAAATAACACTGCTCTCTGAGCTTTCTTATTTTAATTTTTCACGACAGTAGTTAAATAGTCGTTCTCCATCCCCTTAATCCAAGTTTAATAAATAAAAATAGTACTATTAATACAAATACAGAAGCGAAAATCCCTATAATAATAATAGGACTATTATCCTGACCAGACTCTGTAGGCGCAGGCTTGGCCTTCACTGGTAAGCAATTTCCACTATTATCTGTGTAAAATCCTATCACTGGGCATATACACTTTCCCGTGCCATCCTTCATCATTCCATTTGGACAAGTGGCCTGAAAACCAGAAATGCTACCAGGAACAAGAAATCTGACCAGCGGAATCAGAAGAAGAATAACCGCAAAGGCAACGAGGAGATTTTTACGAGCCATCTAGTTCACCCTTAGGAAAACAAATCCCTTTGACTCCTGTTTCATCAGCGTGACACTTGGCCGCCTCACCACACGCATTTTCAATCTGAGGATTACAGTCCATGTCTACAAAAGAGCTTGTTGTAAACATAAAATAGAGGGCAATAACTGCGATGATAGCACCTATGACATATAAATAGAGCATGCTACATTCCTAGATCAAATTATTCTCTAAGGAAGAACCGGGAGATCCGATACCGGTAGTCTAGGCGGCGCCGTCCCTCTGCAATATCCATTCACACAGGATAAGGGGTGGTTGCAAGGAGGAAGATCCACCCCGCACTGCGCCTGTTCAGTGCCCTGAAACGGCTCAATATACTTAGAAATGCGGAGCATGCGATCTGCTACTAAAAGGGCAAAGGCGACGGCTGCAATGAATAGAAGTCCATAGATTGATTCGTCCATCTATTAACGTCGTGTCTTTATTTTTAAATAAATGTCCAAACACTAATAATCCGTCACGACATTATTAAACCTTGCGAACTTGTATGGCCGGCCCCTTTAATTTGCGAGCAGCGCTCGGATCGTATTCATTGTTCCCCTCCTTGTTGCGCATGTGCGCGGCGGAATGGGCCCAGAATTCGGGTGCACCAATGCGGAAATCCCCGTGAAACTCAGCTTTATACCAATAAATAATGTCCTCTAGTTTGTTGCTCTGGCTCGTATTATCCAGAACCAGACACTCGAAATTCTGCGTGCACTGATCCATGATCTGGCAGAAGAACTCAAAAGAAGGAAATGCAGATCCATAATTGTCAAAGATGCGTTTGCGATTGCTCAAGTAAGGCTCACGCAGAATAAAGACATAGTCGACGTTAGTGCGCAGAGCCGGCTGGATACCCAGCGGATATTGCATGGTAATCAAGAAGAACACCTTGAGCCAACGGCCGTTCATGAAAAGGTAGCGAATATTCTTGTCGTGGGTCCAGCTATCGTCATACATACAGTCATCCAAAATCATGAGAGAACGGGGGTCATAGCGCGACTTCATCTGACCCGCCGCCTGTTCTTCCATGATTTTCGCCATAATCATCTTTTGCCGTTTCACGAAGTTGGCCAAAATAAGAGGATTATACTCGCCATGAATGAAAAGGGGCGGAATCATCTTTGAATAGAAAGAATTCGATTCCTCCGTTCCTGAAATTACAGTTCCGAGGGGCATATCCTGGTGGTTATAGAGCAGATCACGAACAAGTGTCGATTTACCTGTGCGTCTGCGACCTATAAAAACACATACGGCGTCCTGTTGAATTTTCTTCATATCGAACTTTTTCAGACTAACATCCATTGCGGAGGTCATTGCTAATATACTACCAAACTAAATTTTATTATGCGCTTTTACTTGCCGCAATGATTCTTGATGAGAAAAAGATGGATAAACTCCGGGGGATGCAACTCCCTGCGCCGCGATTCCTTTTAGATCCGCTGTCTGAAGATTTACAAAACGTAAAGGGCTACAAGAATCTTCAGACTTTCTTCCCAGCCATGACGAAGGTGTTCAAAATCAATAAGTTCCAATCTGATCAGGCTAGACTTGATACGCCCTGGCAGATTTTGTCTGTTGATTGTTCTGGAAATCAGGGATTTTGCCAGGTCACTTTGAAGGAGGGTGATGCAATCACCACAAAACCGGCCTATCTGAAAGTGACCCATCTTCTGGATCCTGTTCGCTGGATGAAGGGGGGATATAGTTTACCCAAGGAGTCAGGCCTCCCTTGGCATTCAAAGACCTGGACCGCCGCCTGGCACAAGATTCAGGACCCCTGGAATCAGGCCTATGTTGAAGTGATGGCCACCTACGCCCTTTCTAAACTGCGCATTCAGGGTGTATCCCCCCATTTTAATTATTACTATGGCTCTTTCTGCGCAAAGGCTGATATGTATCGTTACAATATTAACGACGACTTTTCCAGTTTTCGTAATACACGCTGGTTTTGGAAGGGTTCAGACAGAGGTCTCTATACACTGACTGTTCTGAAAAATGGATCGGCAGAGGATGTGCCTGAGGAGGTAAAGAATGATCTCTTAACAAGGCCCGAATATGAGGACGATGAGGAGGATGAAAGCTCTCTAGAGTCAATTGAATACCAGGAAGGTGATGAGGGCAGTCTCCACTCGGCCTCTCTGGAGAGTATGAGTTTTGCCGAGGATGAGGATGAAGAGGAAGAAGATGAGGATGAGCAGTATACCGTATATGCCAGTATCCCCAACTTCCCTGTTATGCTCATCTTTACAGAGCCTAATGAAGATACAATGGACTCTCTCTTGAATCCTGATAAGCACACTGTCAAGCCTGGATCGCCTGAATGGGAGATCATGTGGTCAGCGTGGATCTTTCAGGTGATCGCTGCCGAGTGTGTAATGCAGAAGGTGTTTGGAATGACACACAATGATCTTCACACGAACAACATTGTCTGGAGCAAGACGGACCTGGAGTATTTATATTACAAGGATGCGGCGGGTGTTCACTGGAAGGTGCCGACTTATGGAAAGATCTTCAGACTGATTGATTTCGGTCGGAGTATCTTTTCTATTAACAATACCATGCTGGTCAGTGATGATTTCCGCGCTGGAAATGATGCGGACGGCCAGTATGCATTTCCTCCTCTCCACCCGAAGCCGCGCGAGCTTGTTCCGCCCAATCCATCCTTTGACTTGTCTCGTCTTTCCGTGAGCCTATTTGAGAG